TGACTGCTGCTAGAGATATTAATTATAATGCAGGTAGAGATTATAAATTAACAGTTGGTCAAAATAGTGACTATAAAGTCGGTGCTAAACATAATATGGAAATTGGCTCAGATGAAAATCATTATGTAGGTGCATCGCAAAAAATATTTGTTGGAGCAGCAGGAGACTTAGTAGTAACTGGCGCACATAAGATTACTAATCAAGCTACATTTGATATTAATACAGTTGGCGATAGAAAAGACACACAAGCAAATTTAGATTTAAATACCGGTGGCTATAATCGTGTAACTTCAGGTGCCGCAACAGAAGTAGCATCGGGTGCTGATATCTTAATGTCAGCTTCACCAAATATACACTTAAATGGTCCAGCAGCAACTAGTGCAGTAAGTGCGGGAAGTGCTTCAGTAGCTACTACAGCAGGATCTGCGTTATGGCCTGTTAGAGTTCCTGTACATGAGCCTTGGAATGCACATGAACATTTAGATCCTGGCACATTCACGCCGCAATATACACAAGCAGCACCAAATCCAAGTCCTGCATTAAGAGAAACTTCACCGCAGTTAGGTAGTGATGCAGACTTAGCAGGTAGTGGTGCAGCAACAGGTGCAACAGTTTCAGCAGCTAACATAAACGGCTCACAAACAGTTGTTCCAGGAGAAGTTGGAGTCAGCGGCAACCAACCAGCAAAACCAGTTGAAGTTACACTATTGCAACAGTTTTTCTTAAGTGAACTTATTAAAAAAATTGGACTTGATCCTGCAAATGCTCTTAAAACAGCAGATCCTAATAGACTTGGTGATGGTGAAACTCCGGGTAATGCAGAAGCACTTGGTATGGCAATGGCACAAATACAAGCAGAATGTGGATTCAAACCAAGAAGCGAAAACTTAAATTACAGAGCTAGTACACTAAGACGAGTATTTCCAACTCGTGTAAGAAGTGACGCATTTGCTCAAGAGCTTGTTGCAGCAGGACCTGCTGCAATTGGTAATACGTTGTATGGTAACAGATATGGCAATGCACAAAACGAAGGATATAAGTATCGTGGCCGTGGGCTTATACAGCTAACATTTAAAGGCAACTACGAAACGTATGGTCCAAAAGCAGGACATCCTGAAATTGTTGAAAATCCTGATCTAGTTAACGATCCTGAAATTGCTGTAAGAATTGCATGTGCATATATCCAATCTAAAACAGTGAGTTGGGATAGTTACGATTTTGGAGCGTTAGGTGAACAATTCCGTAGAGCAGTCGGTTATGCTGATCAAGGCGGCGCAGAAACTGCTAATCGTATTGGTTTAGGAAGAGGATTTGCAAGTAAAATTATAACTGGCGATTTGACTCCTGTAGCAAGCATTACAACAGAACCAGCAGGTACAAATATTGAAGCAGGTAACAGAGTTGATCCTGATGCTTCTCCAGCAGCCGGTCCACAATAATAGGGTAAATACGTTATGAGCACACAAGAGAAAAAATTATATAAAGAAATACAAGTAAAAACTAATAAACGTCCTTCGGCTCCGATAGAGAGTAGAGCATATAAAGGCGTTTCTACTGTAAACAGCGAAAGCGGTAGTTTTAATCTTTACGACATTGCTCTAATAAAACAAGACATTATCAATCACTTTCATATACGAGTAGGCGAAAAATTAGAAAATCCTGCTTTTGGTACGATTATATGGGACGTACTATTTGAACCAATGACAGCAGCATTAAGAAATGCAATAGCTGATAATGTCACAGAAGTTATTAACTATGATCCAAGAGTACAAGTAGATCAAGTTACAGTAGATACTTATGAAAGTGGTATAATGATAGAGTGTACATTAACATATTTGCCATACAATATATCAGAAAGTATGCGTTTAAAATTTGATGAAGATAATGCAATTCTTGTTTAGAGAATTAAATACGTACTTTTCTAATCTTAATAAATACTGTATCAAATAAAGGAAAGCAAGTATGTCAAGCACAGACAGACAAAACAGATTATTATTAGCGGAAGACTGGAAGCGAATTTACCAATCTTTCCGTAACGCAGACTTCCAAAGTTATGACTTTGATAATTTGCGTAGAACTATGATTAATTATATACGTCAAAATTATCCAGAAGATTTTAATGACTATATCGAATCAAGCGAATACCTAGCATTAATTGACCTTATAGCTTTCCTAGGTCAAAATATTAGTTATCGTATTGATTTAAATGCTCGTGAAAATTTCTTAGAATTAGCAGAACGTCGCGAAAGTGTATTACGTTTAGCAAGATTGCTTTCCTATAATCCTAAACGTAATCAAGCAGCTAATGGATTACTAAAATTTGAAACTGTAAGCACTACTGAAGAATTATATGATTCTAATGGCACTAACTTATCAGGACAAACTGTACTTTGGAATGATATTTCAAATCAAGATTGGTACGAACAATTTATTAAAGTTTTAAATTCGTCACTTCCTGCAAACTCAGTATACGGTCGTCCTGTAAAAACAGCAACAGTAAATGGAGTAAGTGCAGAACAATATAGAGTAAACGGAACAAATACAGATATTCCTGTATTTGCATTTAGTAAAAGTGTTGACGGAAGAAATACAAATTTTGAAATAGTGTCAACTGGATTAGAAAATACAGAAATCACAGAAGAAGCTCCGCTACCAGGTAATAACTTTGCTTTTTTATATAGAGATGACGGCCAAGGTGCAGGAAGCTCAAACACAGGATTTTTTGCACACTTTAGACAAGGTAGGTTAGATCAAGGAAACTTTAATATTTCTAATCCGTCTACTAACCAAGTAGTTGCGCTTGATGCAATAGATGTAAACAACACTGACACTTGGCTATACAAGTTAGATAGTATAGGCAATGAATCAGAGTTGTGGACAAAAGTCGACGCAATTGAAGGCAACAACATTGTTTATAACAGTTTAAGTAAAAACGTTAGAAACATTTACAGTGTCTTAACTAGAGTTGAAGATAGAATTAGTTTAATTTTTAGTGACGGTACATTTGGTGAACTACCTAAAGGTAACTTTAAAGTTTATTATAGAGTTAGTGAAAATAAAAGCTATGTAATTACACCAGATGAATTAATTAATATTACAATTAGTATACCGTATCAAAGCAAATCAGGTACTAGTGAAAAACTTACTATTGGTTTAGAATTAAAATATACAATTGACAACGGCACTACATCAGAAACAAATGATGAAATAAAAGCAAATGCTCCTGCAACATACTATACACAAAATAGAATGGTTACGGGTGAAGATTATAATATTGCTCCGTTGGCAATTAGTCAAGAAATTATAAAAGTAAAAAGTGTGAACAGAACATCAAGTGGTATTAGTAGATATTATGACTTACTTGATGCAACTGGAAAATATAGTAAAACAAACTTATACGGTAAAGACGGTGTAATTTATACACAAAATCTTACTAGTAAAGAAAATTTTACATTTAATACAAGAACAGACATCGAAGGTGTAATAAAAAATCAAATTGAAAGAATTCTAAGTGATTATAAAACTAAGAATTTTTACTATGCGAAGTTTTCTAAAATATTAGTAGGCGATTTAGGCGCACGTTGGAATCAAGTAACTAAAGCACAAAATATTTCAACAGGATATTTGACAGATGCAGATTCTTCTAAATTGAGGACAGGATCGTTTACAGGATCAACACTACAATTTTTAGAACCAGGGTCAATGTTAAAATTTACTGCTCCAGAAGGTTATCATTTTATGTCAGATAACTCTCATACACTTATGCTAGGACTTCCAAATCATCCTAATGCAACAACTTATAAATGGACTAAAGTTGTAAGTGTTAACGGTCCAGGTGTTGATAATACAAACGACGGTTTAGGTGCTATTGTTCTTAACGATGTAATACCTGGTCCAATTAATGGCGACTTAAATACTGCTCCGTTACTTACCGAAATTAAACCGGTATTTGTAACAGGTATTGAAACTCAAATTCAAACACAAATTATTGACCAAGTGTTTACATATAAAACTTTTGGTCTAAGATATGATTTTAATACTACAACTTGGCGTGTAGTACTAGAACCTAATCTCGATACTCTGTCTGCTTTTAGTACAGGTAAAACAGGAGATTTGACAAATCAAAATCTTGATTCAAGCTGGTTGTTATTATTTGAAACTGACGGCGAAACTTACACTATCACTTCTAGAGGACAAAGATACGTATTTGAAAGTGATAAAGAAATAAGATTTTATTACGATAGTTCGGATAAAGTTTACGATCCAATAACTAATCAAATTGTAAAAGATAAAATCAGTTTGTTAAGTATTAATACACAACCAACTGCAAATGGCTATGCACTTACTCCGTTTACTGTACCTTTTAATTGGGAAATTATAAAAGAATACAGAGATGCAGAAGGCTACGTAGATAGTAAAAAAGTAGAAATTGGATTTCTTGATTCAGACGACGACGGCGTAGTTGATGATCCAGAAATTTTTACAAAGTTTATTACTACTAATGATAAAAATAAATTTATATTTTTAAAGGAATATACAACAACTGATAATATTGACGATTTTAGATATGTTGACGCTGCAAGTGATCTAATAACACCAGTTTTAGACGAGCAAGAAATCATAGATAATGGTGTAACAACTTATCCTGACAACAGTGTGTTTTATATAATTAATAAAGACATATTTAAAGTATACAATACAACTACTGAAGCATTAGAATTAACTGTAAATTATCGTGCATACGAAGGTAGAGATGATATTATTTTCCAATACGAACATGCTGCGGATGAAAGTAATAGAATAGATCCTAGTAGTTCAAATATAATCGATGTGTATATGCTGACAAAACAGTATGACACTGCATTTAGGCAATACTTACAAAGTAGTTCAACTATAAAACCGTTGGCACCAAGCAGTGATGCACTTTTTGTAAACTTTGGTGAAAATATTAATTCAATTAAGTCAATCAGTGACGAGGTAATTTATCATCCGGTTAAGTACAAAGTATTATTTGGAAAGGACTCGTCAGAAGATTTGAAAGCAACATTTAAAATAGTTAAAAACCCTAGTCGTGTTGTAAACGATAACGAACTCAAAGCATCTGTAATAGGCGCTATTAATGAATTTTTTGCAATTGAGAATTGGGAGTTTGGTGATACTTTTTACTTTACTGAGCTTAGTACATATGTAATGAGTAAAGTAGCACCTAATTTATCTGCTTTTGTAATTGTTCCTTTACAAGAAGGTTTAACTTTTGGTAGTTTGTTTGAAGTCAAATCAGAAGCAGACGAAATATTTGTAAGTTCTGCAACTGTAGAAAATATTGAAGTCGTAACATCTCTTACTGCATCAAAATTAAAAGCTACTGGTGCAATATATGCAGACGAAACAACAACAGTACAATCAAATATTGTAAGCTCTCCAGGAGTAACAGTGTCAACATCAATACCAACATCGACATATTCAGGCAGCTCAAGTAGTTCGTCTAATTCAAATTCAGGAAGTTCGAGTAGTTCTTCTGGATCATCTAGTTCATCAAGTGGAGGCTATGGTTACTAATGGCTTACGAAAACGACCAAAGTGAATATCCATTACCAGCTGACGGTAATACTAATAGAAAAAGTGAAAAATTTCTTCCTAAGTTTTTTAGAACTGACGCTAACAAAAAGTTTTTACAATCTACATTAGATCAACTCACCCAACCAGGTGTAGCTGAAAAACTTAATGGATATTATGGTAAAAAAGTATCAAAAGCATACAACGCTGATGACAACTATGTAGGCGATGTTTCAGTACAGCGAGAAAATTATCAGTTTGAACCAGTTACGTTAATCAAAGATACTTTAGACAATACTACTTTTTATAAAGACTACAATGATTACTTAAATCAAATTAACAGTTTCGGCGGAAACGTTAATAATCAAGAAGTATTAAATTCGCAGGAATATTATGCTTGGAATCCAAATATTGATTGGGATAAATTTACAAACTTCCGTGAATATTATTGGCTTCCTTATGGTCCTCAAACAGTAAGGATTGCAGGACAGAGTCGAGGTGTTGAAAGTACTATTGCTGTAAGTTTAATTAATAATGTTGATAATAACACTTATAGTTTTAGCACAGACGATTTAGTAAATAATCCAACATTAATTTTATATAGAGGACAAACATACACATTTGATATAGATACTCCTGGAGCACCGTTAACATTTAAAACAAAGCGCACATTAGAATCTAGCTTTAATTATAATGATGGTGTTAGCGACCAAGAAGTTGAAAAAGGTAGTATTACAATCACTGTGAGAAATGATACTCCAGAAGTATTATATTATGTTGCAAATGATGATATTAACAATACTGGATTAATACAAGTCCGAGATATTGAAGAAAATACTGAAATTGATGTTAGTCGAGAGATAATTGGAAAAACTAGTTACACTACAAAAGATGGATTAAGTTTATCTAATGGTATGAAAATATCATTTGCAGGATTTGTAACTCCTGAAATTTATAGTCAAGGTGACTTTTATGTAGAAGGTGTAGGCAGTTCTATTCGATTAATTAAGGAAACAGACTTAGAAATTCCTGGAGAATATTCAGAAAATAAAGATGTGCCTTTTGATGTAAACGCATTTGATAGACTACCTTTTGCTAATGCAAATGGTTATCCTGCATCTAAAGATTATATTATTATTAATAGAGGTAGTTTAGATAGAAATATGTGGAGTCGCTATAATCGCTGGTTCCATAAAGATGTAATTGAAACAAGTGCATTAGCAAATGGACAAAGTATTAGCGTTGATCAAGCACAACGTGCTACAAGACCAATAATTGAATTTAATGCAGATTTAAAGTTAATGAACTTTGGTATAGTCAATAAAACAAATGTTGACTTAATTGATACATTTACTAAAGACATTTTTTCAACAATTGAAGGATCGATAGGTTATAACATTGACGGTATTGATTTAGTTGACGGCATGAGAGTGTTATTCACTGCCGAAGAAGACATTCGCGAAGCAGGAAAAATATTTAAAGTAAAGTTTCTTATTCATAAAGGTCGTAAACAAATAAGTTTAATAGAGGAAGAAGACTCTAATCCTTTAGAAAATGAAACAGTATTAGCACTAAATGGTCAAGAGTATCAAGGCCGTATGTTTTATTACAACGGAACAAACTGGAATCTAACACAAGAAAAAACATTAGCTAACCAGCAACCGTTATTTGAACTTTTTGATAATACTGGTATAAGTTATGCTGACTATACTGATAGTACATTTACAGGTAATATGATTTTTTCATATGCTATAGGCACCGGCACAGATGATGCACAACTTGGATTTCCGTTAACATATAGAAGTATTGAAAATGTTGGCGATGTTGTGTTTAACTTTGATTTGTTAAAAAGAACATTTACATATACTGATACTAATTTAGAAACAGTATCACTTGGTACTGACAACGGCTTTTTACATAAACATAGTAGTAGAGAAAATTTTGTTAGTGTTAACGGTTGGACAAAAGCAAGTAGCGAAAGCACACAAAGAGTTCTAAGACAATATACTGCAACTCGTAATCAAAAGAATTTTATTGTAGATGTATATAATGATAGTGCTTCTTTAACAGACCTAAATATTCGAGTTACAGTTAATAATGACTTTAAATTTGAAGGTGTTGATTTTAGTATTGTAAACATTGACAATAATGCAGTTGTACAATTTAATTCAGTACTGACGACTAATGATATTGTAGTTCTAAGAACACGTTCTGCAGCAACTAAAAATGAAAACGGTGTTTATGAAATTGCAGGTAATTTAGAAAGAAATCCTTTAAACAACGATATTACAACATTTACTTTAGGTGAAGTAAATGAACATGTATCTAGTATAGTACAAGAAGCTGATAGTTTCTTTGGTAATTTTCCAGGTGTTGGCAACTTACGAGATATTGCTAATCCTTCACAATATGGTCGAAGATTCTTACAGCATACTGGTCCTATAAATTTAGCGTTATACCATCTTACAGATAAAAGTGCTAATATTATTAAGTCTGTTGATTTTGCAAGACGAGAATATGCAAAGTTTAAAAGACTATTTTTACAGACATCTACACAACTTGGGTTTGACGGAACTCCAAAAGCACACGTTGATTTAATTTTTAAAGAATTAAATAAAAATAAAACTAGTTCATTACCGTTTTACTTTAGTGATATGGTTCCAACTGGCGGCGCTAGAGTATTTACGTACACCGGAATTCCTAATAATAAATTTTATGCACTATCAGAAGCATATGATATTACAAAATCAGATATTAAAGCAGTAACGGTTTATGTTAACGATGATCAATTAATATATGATGATCAATACTCCTTTAACGCAGACGGCTTTTGCCAAATTGAAGTACCGTTAACTGAAGACGACCAAATAACTATATATGAGTACGAGACTACAGATGGTTCGTTTGTACCACCTACTCCTACAAAATTAGGAATGTATCCAAAATTTATTCCTCAAAAGTTCATTGACAAATCTTACATAGAACCTACAGAAGTTATACAAGGGCATGACGGATCTATAACAAGAGCATATGGTGATTACCGAGATGATTTATTATTAGAATTTGAAAAGAGAATTTACAATAATCTAAAAGTATCCTATGACGAAAATGTAATTGACATAAATGATTTTGTGCCCGGAGCAAATAGAAATACATCAATTTCTAAAGACCAAATAGATACAGTCATGCTTAAAGACTTTGCGTCTTGGTTGAGTGTAGTTGGTGATGTTGATTACACTGATTTTAGCTTTTACGAAAGAGAGAATAAATTTACATACAACTACAGTAGTATGGTTTCACCAACAGGTCAACAATTGCCAGGTTATTGGAGAGCAATATACAAACAAGCATTTGATACCGATCGTCCACATACACATCCTTGGGAAATGTTAGGCTTTAGTATTAAGCCTACTTGGTGGGAAACACAGTACGGACCGGCTCCTTATACTAGTAACAATTTATTAATGTGGCAAGATTTAGAAAAAGGAATTGTAGCACAACCTAATGTTGTAAAACAAATAATTGACAAGTATAAACGTCCAAATCTTACAACTTATATTCCAGTTGACGAACAAGGTAATTTACTAAGTCCGTTAGATAGCGGATATGCACAAAATTATGTTAATAGGCTAACACGAAGTACATTTGTATTCGGTGACGAAGCACCAGTTGAAACAGCTTGGCGCAGAAGTTCAGAATATGCATTTTCGTTATTTAAAGCATGGATATTATTACAGCCTGCAAAAATTATTGGATTAGGATTTGATAGATTACGTGTACAAAGAAATAGTGCTGATCAAATTGTTTATTCGGAAACAGGTAAACGCATTAGATTACAAGATTTAGTCTTTCCAAATAATTCTACATTAGAAACTAGAACAAGAACTTATACATCAGGATTTGTTAATTTTATTGCTAATTATCTTGCAAGTAATATTCTTGTAAATTATGAAGAATATCAAAATAATGTCAAAAGTATTACTAATCAAATGGCATTTAAGATTGGCGGATTTACTGACAAGAGTAAATTTAATTTAATCTTAGATTCACGAACACCGCTAAGTCAAGGCAATGTTTTCGTTCCAGATGAAAATTATGAAGTAATACTTCAAACAAGTAGTCCTGTAGAGCTAGTTACATATAGCGGAGTTGTTATTGAAAAAGCCTCTAGTGGGTATATACTAAGAGGTTATGATTCAACAAGACCTTCATTTACATATTACAATTTCCAACCAAACGAAAAAGATCCTACAGTTAATGTTGGAGGAGTTAGTGATAGCTATGTTGAATGGGATTCTAATCAACGTTATATTGAAGGTTCAGTAGTTAGAAACAACGGACAGTTTTATAAAACAACAACAGGGCACACTAGTACACAGATATTTGATACTGGCAAATTTGTTAAATTAGCAAGTTTACCACAAGTTGGCGGTCGTAGTGCAATATTTAGAACACAGTTTGATAAAGTTTTTCCACAAGAATTACCATACGGTACACTATTAAAAACCACACAAGAAGTTGTTGATTTTTTAATAGGTTACGGCGAACACTTAAAAGATCTTGGATTTGTATTTGATAGTTTTAATAACGAACTTGAAACTGTTGAAAACTGGAAACTAAGTTCAAAAGAATTTATGTTCTGGACATTACAGAACTGGGATAGCGGAGCATTAATAACAGTAAGTCCGTCGGCAGGAAAAATACAATTTAAAAGAGATAGTTTAGTAGTTGATAATGTATTTGATACTTTTTATGATTATGGGCTAGTTAAAGCTGACGGAACTAAATTAAAACAAGAATTTTGTAATATATTTAGGCAAGATGATAATACTTTTGTATTATCTTTAAAAAATACAGCCGATGGAATATATTCATTAAAACTGCCATTAGTTCAGAAAGAACATGTTGTACTATTAGATAATGTAACTGAATTTAAAGATGTAATTTATGATCCTGAAGCAGGATATAGACAAGAACGTATTCGTGTACTAGGATATAGAACTGCTGACTGGACAGGTGGTTTAAATATTCCAGGATTTGTTTACGACCAAGCAGTAACAACAGAATGGACACCGTATAAAGATTATGCTATTGGAGACGTAGTTAAGTTTAAAGAATTTTATTATACTGCTACTACTAAAATAGGCGGAACAAAAGATTTTATAGCAACAAATTGGTACAGGTTAGCAGAAAAACCTACGCCAAGGTTATTAACAAACTTAGAATATAAAACAAATCAGTTTGCAGACTTTTACGATTTAGATACTGATAATTTTGATGTAGGTCAACAAGAAGTAGCACAACATTTAATTGGTTACCAAAAAAGAGATTATCTAGCAAATATTATTAATGATGACGTATCGCAGTATAAATTTTATCAAGGTATGATACAAGATAAAGGTACTCGAAATGCGTTAACTAAATTATTTGATGCATTAGGAGCAGCAGATAAAGAAAGTTTAGAATTTTACGAAGAATGGGCAATACGTGCAGGACAGTACGGAGCTGCTGACGGATTTGATGAAATTGAATTTATTTTAGACGAAGAAAACATGAATCTAAGTCCTCAGCCTGTATTACTAACAGATACAATTACTGGTGACGAAACTGATTTAATTTATCGTCAACGAACAAGTGACGTATATGTAAAACCAAACGAATATACACATACTCCCTTTCCAACAACATATTTGTCTGAAACACCAATTAAGACTGCTGGATATGTTAGAGAAACTGATGTAAGATACGTAGTAAGAAATAAAGAAGATATACTTAATTTAGATATCGAAACTGTAACCGAAGGAGACTATATTTGGGTAACCTTTGAAGGTCAAGAATGGAATGTGTACAAACATGTTGATACAGTATTTACTGCTACTGGCGCAGTTCCATTAGAATCAAATCAAGCAGAAATTATTTTAGACAGAATATCTAATTTTGATGTAGGTAGTTATATTGGACTTAAAAATGTAGTAGACATTGACGGATTTTATGAAGTAGTAAATGTAAATTTAAATAGAGTTACTATTAATTTAGGTGAAAGTGTACTTACTGAGGAAGAAACTAATTTAGCTGGTATAGTTTCGACACTAATATCAAACCGTGTAGGAAAACTTGAAGATGCAAACAAGTATGCTGAAACAGATATTAGTAACGACGAATTAATATGGGTTGACAGTGTTGATGATAAAAATACATGGAATGTACTAAAAGCATCAAATGCATATAATTTTGATGAAGATATAATCAACCCTAACAATACTGCTGATGCATTTGGCGATAGTATTGCAACTGATGCTGATAATACGTTTGTTGCTGTTGGATCTCCAACAGACGGACAAGGTAAAGTACACGTTTACAAAAGAGAGCAAGACGGAAGTACAGTGTTTGGTACTTTACAGCCGCATCAAACATTAGAACCTATTACAAATTTTGATAACGGATCAAGTCGCTATGGTGATAGTGTTGCAATGAGTCCAGACGGAAAACACATTGTTGTTGGAGCACCAGAAGCAACTTATGTAAAAAGTGCATTCAAAGATAACTTTAATTTTACAAGTGATTATAAATTAGGTTCCATTGTACAATATAACGGCGGACTATATAAATCACGTAGACGTGTTTTTGGAAGAACTGATAATGTTGTATTTGGTACATTTGATAGTGTTAGCAGATGGCGTTCGGAATTATATAAAACGTATAATAATTATTTAGATTTTCCTATAATTACTACAGGTGACTATCCGTTAAAAGATGTAACAACAGATCATATGCTTGTTCGAGCATCAGCAGATGCGTTTGAAGGAAGCAACGTAGGCGATAGAGTTTATTTTAACTGGAATGATTTATCCAACGCATATATTAATGAACCAGGTATTGACATTGTTGGTCTTGGAATGCAAATTGAAGAAGATGGAATAATTAAACCTGTAACACTTACAACACGTACTGATCACGGTTTACAAGACGGTGACGCAATAATATTAACAGATTTTACTAATGATAACTTAACTTTTAGATCAGATACTTTTGACAACAGTGATATTAATGTTCCTTTTGATACTATAAGACAAGAGGGTGTTAAGGGTCTAGAAGGTACTACATACTATGTTAAAAAACTACTAGATCAACAAGTTGAATTATATAGAGATCCGGGTTTAACAGTCAAGTTAAACGGTACAATTGGATTTAGCGGAGAGCCCATTGGAGCAGATCCGAGCAACTTTAATCTAGGTGACGGCACAATACAAGGTGTTATTCGTAGAGTTAATTCTCCTTTTAATAATGCTCAGTCTGAAATAACTAAATCATTTTTAACTGAAACAGTACATACTATTAGACGTAAGGTTGAAGACGTATTTTATATTATAGATCCAGTAAATACGCCAAATATTCCGGTAACACTTACAACTACAGATGTAATTCCTACAGCAAATATTAGTGTTGGCGATTTAATTGGTCAAGATAATAATACTGTAATTGGTACTGTAAATAAAATTAATAATAATGTAATAGAAGTAATTAATGTATCTGGCATATTTAAAACTGATGGCAATTTAATTAACAAAACAAGTCAAACAGCACTTGAATGGACTGACTTAGGTGCAAACACAGTACCGACTGATATTTCTACGTTAATTGAAACAGGAGCACGAATTACTACACCTACTGGTAATGCAACAGTTATATATACTAGAAAAGAATTAGGCAGATTAGTAATTTATGCTAATGACAAAAATGGAGTATTTGAAGAAAACGGAGAGCTTTATATTAATGATCAGTTCTTAATTGGCACATACAATCGTCCGTTACATGATGAAATTGATAGAAGTAACGTATTAGGCGGCTTCTGGGAAATTGCAACAGATAACTCTTATATTCCTGGAAACACTACATCTGATAATGCATACGGTTTAGTTATATCAGATGTTAAAAACAGTTACAATCCTAATACATTTACTAACCCTAATGCTACTTGGACAGAAAGTACTGCAAGACTTCCTTATAATTCTAGTACACAAAACGCATTAGATAATCCAATACAAGTTTTAGGCGCAATTGATCAACCCTTCCAAAAAGAAGTTGATCTAATTAGAGTTTTAAGTCATAAAAGCCAAGGTATTGCTGGAGACGCAACAGAAGTTGATGTTTTAGATCCTCGATGGGTTGTTAGAATGCCTAAAAATGTTTCAGATAAAGTAGCGTCCAACCCAACTACTAAAGTTGGAGTATTCTTAAATGACATTAGAGATGCATCTGGAAACTTACCTGATATAAGTGATACTGGGTTTGGTAATGATCCTTATAGTATTATTAATACAGTTGAAACACCGTATGATTTGTGGGACGGATACATTGACTTTACTCATAATAGTCTTATTGATTTTCAAGTAGGTGATACTGTACGTGAAGGAAAAACTGGTGCTACTGCAACAGTTATGTATTACCAAAGAGACTTAAACAAATGTAGAATATATGTTAAAGATGTTGCAGGAATATTTACATTTGGCGAACGTTACAGCGGAACAGTTACAGAAGCAATGTTCTTGTACAAAGAAGTTGGTATACAGCAAACACTCATAGGTTCAACAGAGTCTAGACAACTAGCTGATGAAGATATTGGTAAACTAGCAGTATTCCAACATGCAGAGAATTTTGTTATTCCACCAAAACTTACATATGCAATTAGTAGTCAAACAGATGAAATTGCAGATTATGAAACTAAATTTATTTCAGGTATAGAATATCAAACTTGGATTGAAGAGTTTAAACCCGGCTTACCAAGAAATCCGTTAGTACCAAGTACTGAAAATAATGATTGGCAAGAAGTTAATAATATTCCTATTAATGTTGGTAGAGATGCAAGTTCCTTTATAAACGAAGGTGCATTCTTTGTATATTCTTATAATACTGAAACAGATAATTATGATTTAGTCAACGGATATATCCTTCCTAACAGAGAAAATAATAGAAAACTTGCAGCTGATGTTAAGTTAATTAATAACGATAATTTCTACAGACTAGTATTAAACAGTGAAGAAAATCATATTAATGATACTGACGCTATCGGCGGCAGTGGACGAGTTTATTTTGTTATACATGGATCAAACGAATTTGGTGAGTATAATTGGCAGTTAGGAAAAAATCAAAACTTTAAAGGAGTTTATAGTAATAACGATTCTTATTATGAAGGTCAAATTGTTATATATAACGATGTATTCTACAAAGCTCTTACTAACCTAGGTGATGAAGAATTTGATAATACAAAATGGAGATTGTTAAGTGATCATATTGACTTTGTAGGGTACTTGCCTAACACATCTGGTTATGTTTTCCCAGGCGAAGATTCCAGCATTGTTAATTTGAATACAAGTACATTTGGAAAAACATTTGATATTAGTAAACGTGGCAACACATTAGCCACTATAGCTGAATACTCAACTGGTAATAAACTTATAATTTACGCCTTAAAAGATAATCACTTTGAATATCTAACAGAATTTGCAGCCCCTCAAGATAGTTTAGGATTTGGAACAAAAGTTTCAGTTTCAAATAATGGTAACCTTGTTGCAGTTAGTGCTCCTAGTACAACTGGAGAAAATTTACTACAAGGTAAAGTATATGTTTACAAAAATACAAGCGGAACATTTAATTTACATCAAGTATTAGAAAGTCCAAATAAAGAACTTGCTGAAGAGTTTGGGGCAAGATTAGATTTTGATGGCGATCAATTAATTGTTACAGGTAGTACAAGTGATATTATTTTAGAAACTACATTTGATAGGTATTTAAATAGAGACACTAATTCGGAAGCTACATTTAATAGCAAGTATGTTAATGATCCGCAACGTGAACTATCAGTAGGACAAACTACATTTGATAACGGATTTACAACTCATGTAAGTTCTGTTCAAGACAGTGGGATTGTATATCTATATGAGAATATAAATGATACATTAGTATTTGGTCAAAGATTAAAGTATAATAATTTTAATGTTAAAGACTTTGGTAAAAACGCTATTGTTCAAGATAACACAATATTAGTAGGACTTCCGGCACTAGATGGCGGCAAGGTTGCTGTTTATATAAAAGATAGCGAAGCAAGAGTGTGGGCAGTACATAGAAGTCCAGTTACACCTGTAGATATTACTAAAATGAGAGGGTCATTTATATACGATACTAGTAAAAATAAAATGCTTTCTCGTTTAGATATAATTGATCCTGTGCTAGGAAAAATTGCAGGCATTGCAGAGCAAGAATTATCTTACAAGACTTATTTTGACCCTGCAAACTATAATGTTGGCAACAGTTCAAGTAAAGAAGCACTAACTTCTTGGAATAGTAAAAATGTTGGTAAACTATGGTGGGATTTAAGCACAGTAAAATTTGTTGATTATCATCAAGGTGATATTACATATTCAAATAATATTTGGGGCAATCTTGCACAAGGTGCAAGTGTTGACATTTACGAATGGGTCGAGTCAAGAGTAATTCCGTCACAATGGGATCTAAGAGCTAATACTAATCAAGGCGTAGCTGATGGTTACAGCGGGCAAACAAAATATAGCGATACACGATATGTAGAAAAAGATGTATACGATAATATTTCTCAGAGCTTTAGTAAACGTTATTACTTCTGGGTCAAAGATACTAGAGTAGTACCAAACATTGAAGGAAGAAATAGAACAGCATTTGATATTTCTAATATAATACAAGATCCTGCAGGACAACAAATAAAGTTTGTAACTATTCTTGGCAATGATAGATTTGTAGTACATAATTCAAATAAATTAACTAATGACAAAGATGTTGCAATTAATTTCCGTTATTGGACTATCGGAAATCAAGATAACAATATTCATACTGAGTATCAAATTATTACTGATGGGTTAGAAACAAGTCGACCTAAAGATGTAATTGAAGAAAAATGGTTTGATAGTTTAATTGGAGCAGACAAATATGGTAGAGAAGTTCCTGACTCCAGTTTGAGTGTAAAGCAAAAGTATGGTAATCAAAACAGACCTAGACAAAGTTGGTTTATTAATAGACAGGAAGCATTAAAACAATTTATTGAAAGAGTGAATAGAGTTCTTATAAATGAACTTGCTGTTGATAATCTTAATCTTACAAAATTAACTGATTCAGAGCCTTTACCGTCAACGTTATCTGGACTATATGATAGTGCAATAGACATTGATGAAGAATTACGTTTAGTTGGTACAGTTAGAGCAACACAAGCAATACTAGAACCAGTATTAGTTGATGGCACAGTAACAGGTGTAAATTTAATAAATCCAGGACGTGGATATAAAATACCACCAAAAATTATATCTACTGGTACCGGAAGTGGATTAGAATTACGTGCTAATATCAATACACTTGGCATTATTACAAGTGTTGATGTAATTAACGGCGGTACTTATTATAAAGATGATTTAACACTTTCTGTTAGACCACTTAGTACGCTAGTACGTGCTGATAGTACAATAGGCGGAGCATGGTCAATTTATGCTTGGGACGATAATACTAGAACTTGGTCAATATCAAGTCAGCAATCATACAATGTACAAGATTATTGGAATTATGTAGACTGGTATGCTGATGGATTTAGTTCTCTTACTGCAATTGATTTCTTAATTGATGATTTTTACCAATTAAATATTATTGATGATAATATCGGTGATATATCTAAAGTTAGTGATGTCGGTAGCGGCGGCTGGATATTATTAGAAAAAATAGTAAACATTGATACACCGGATTATACTACAGGTTATAAAACTATAGGTAGACAAAACGGAACTATTGAAATTGTAAATAAACTTTATGATACTGATAACGACTGTTCAATTGAATTACGTAAAATATTAGAAACAATTAGAGATGAATTATTCATAGATGAATTAGCAAATGAATATAATCAATTATTATTTGCAAGTTTGCGTTACGTATTATCAGAACAAAATTATGCTGATTGGGTATTTAAAACAAGTTTTATAAAAGCAAAACATAATGTTGGCGAACTAAAAGAAAAAACTACATTCCAAAATGATAATTTACCTAGTTTCGAAGCATATGTTGAAGAAGTTAAACCTTATAAAACTAAAATTAGAGAATATCTATCAGCATACGATAAATTAGATAATACTCAAAGTGTTGTAACAGATTTTGATTTGTCACCATTTTATGATCCGCAACGTGGTGAGATTATTTCACCAAAAGTTACAATCAATGATGGAGTATTATCAGATATTAATTTTGATGTAAATGAATTCCCGCAAAAGAATTGGATTGATAATTTTACATATAGTGTTACTGAAATATTAATTGAAAGCGGCGGAAGCGGCTATACTGAAGTTCCGTCAGTAATAATTTCAGGCGGTGGTGGCACTGGTGCAACTGCTACGGCATTTATAGGTAGTGGACAAGTAAAAAGTATCCTAGTAAATAATCAAGGAAGTGGGTATACTAGTATTCCTACTGTTAACATTGAAGGAACACAATCAGAAGACGGAACACAACCAAGAGTTAGTATTGTTTTAGGTAATAAGAAAATTAGAACAATTAATGTTAAACAAAAGTTTGACAGAATTACTCCTAATTTTGAAACTCTAAATCTAAAAGAAACCGAAACATTTATAAGCACTGGTACTGAATTAAAAATCCAATTGAAGTGGCCGCTAGACTTAACTAAGGCAAATGTAAGTGTAGTCATTGATGGTGTTGAAGCACTTGACAGTGAATATTCATATAATAATGAAAGTATAAAGGCTTCTGGAGAAACGCATACAAGTGAATATGGTTACATAACTCTTGAAAGGTCTCGTGTTGCTGGCACTACTATTGCAGTAACATATAATAAGAGTTACGAGCTTCTTTCAGCTGCTGACAGAATTAATTTATTATATAATCCTGAAACAGGACAGTACGGTAAAGACTTAGGACAGTTAATGGACGGAGTTGATTACGGTGGCGTAGAAGTACGTTCGTTTGAATTTGGTCAAGATTTAGGTTACGATAGTCGTCCTTGGTACACTACTGAATGGGATAACTATGATGAAAACTTTGATGATGAAAGTTTTACTACTACTGGCATACAAACATCGTTTACATTATCTAAACCTTTAGAAGTAGATACAACTTATAACGTATATCTAAATGCTACAAGAGTTGACGATATAAATTATGACGGTAGTACAAAAACTTATCTAGCAGATGATGGTTCAACGGTACTTGCTCTTGGTAATCCAAATGCAATAATGAAATCACTTAGTACTGAGAGCGACGAATACGAAGTAACTACAGATGCAAGCGGGTTACCTGTTTACAAAATTAACATTGAAAATGTTGACGAATGGGAAGATTATTTCCAATCAGGAGGAACACCAGAAGTTGCTGGGTTACCGGCAGATGCAGAATACAACAACGGAGCAATTAGTAATGTTACAGGCGATGGTAGTGATTTCTTCAAACGTGAAGTTACAACTAACGGTGTAAGAATTATGGGCGCCGGCACAGTAGGCGGACAAACAGCAGTTCCAGATGCGTGGCTAGAAAAAGTAGCACGTATGTTTGAATTATTCTTAGATCCAAATGGCGCAGGTATTAACGAAGCATTCCAAAGAAACTTAATTAAAACATTAAGTGGTGATGCAGGAACTTGGCACGAAGGATTACCAACACTACAACGAGTAGCAAGAGGCTCAGGAGCAGAGTATACTCCAAACTTCCTAACTGACGCAGGTGTTATTAGTTGGAACTTAACTCCATTGTTTGATTCACACGTTGCTAATGATATGGTTTGGTACTTAAACTCAACCGGCGATGGCTACGGCGATGGTGAGATTGACGCACAAGAAGTTATTGAACACGTATTCCACACACTACATATGCACGGTCTAACAGACGATATAAAACTGTATTCATACATTAGTGCAGATTGGGCAACTGGTCCTTTGTATGCAGCAATGGAAGAAGCATTTGACGCAGGCAAGTGGGAACCAATAGGTTATCAAACTCCTTTAAATGCTTGGAAAACAGATGCAGATGCATTTGAAGTAGCAGCAAAAGAATATATGTATTTGTTAAACTTTGCTATGTTTGATTATACTGGGCTATGGGACGGCAACAGTCTTGATCCTGAATGGGCAGATGATGTACGTACACCAGCACAAATCCAAGCAACACTTCCAATAAGTTATGCGTTCTTTAATACATACATTGCTCCGGTTATTAGTAAGCCTTCGTTGGCAACTATTAATAGTATATTTGGTGACGGTAATACACCAGCACAAGACGATCCAAGTTTAGCAGGAGCATCAGGATATGTAGTTGATATAGTAGTAGACGGAACCCCAGCAGTAGCAGGAACATCAATTAATCCAACAGTTACTATTAGAAAATCAACAAGTGACGGTAGTTTCCTACCAAGTGGATCAGGATTTGATACTTTACTTGAAGGCGGAAATTTACAATACGGCACTGCAACAGGACTTGATGCAGGTAGTATAAACCTTGATGGCGACGGATTTGTTACACCAACAACATCAAAAGGTCCAGAAGAATTAGTTCCAGGTCAGCTGCATGACACATTGGACTTAAAAGTGTATGACAGAGTTGCAGACGGCGGCAGTTTAATTAGTACACGAAATTATACATCTACAGATTCACAAACAGAGTTTGATCTAAGTATTCTACCACATAACATTTATTCGTTGTTTGTAAAAATTAACGGAACACTGTTAACTGAAACTCAGTACGAAATTGATTACTTTAATAAATCTATAACATTAAATACTCCATTAAGTGCAGGCGATATAGTTAATATTTCGTCAATGGCTGGAAATGGAGAAAGAATACTTGATATAGACAACTTTACAGGTGACGGAACTACTCGTATATTTGTTACAAAATCTGTGTACAGAGAAGGATTACAATCGTATATAACAGTAAACGGATTAAAGTCTCAAGTAGCTATTTTTGAAACAGACAGCACTTATGGCGATCTTCAAGGATTAGTTGGACTAGAGTTTGTAACTTCACCAGAAGAAAATGCATTCATATATTATGCATTATATGATACTAATGAGTCAACAGTACAAAGATATAGTGAAGCAACTGTAAATAGATATATAGGTGACGGAAGTACAGTTGGATTTAATTTATCACCTGAACCTTCAACAAGATTACCGTTAAGTCACAATGTTATTGTTAAGGTAGACGATACTATTTTATATCCAGGATACACACAGCAATGGTATATTTCATCAACTAGAGAATATCCATTAGATCGTGCGCAGTATCCAGGAAGTACACTTGCACCAGATCAAGTAGATGTTTATATAAACGGCAGAAAATTAAAATTCTTAATAGATTATAACTGGGATTTTGGTAATAGTCAAGTTGTATTATTTGATAACGTAGGTGAAACAGGTGACGATTTAGAAATAGTTATTCCTTCAACTGCTGAATATAGTTTTGCTAAAAATACTAGATTAGTAATAACACAAGTTACCGGTACATTTACTGAAGGCGAACAAGTAACAATAGGATATCCTGACAGTACGCAATTTACTGCAACTGTAAAATCTTATAGTTCGAATGTCTTAACTATTATAGGAACACTTCCTGGGTTAGAACAACTAGCTGACGCTGACGACACAATACCAGTTGAAGGTCAAACTAGTAATGCAATTTCAACTAGAATACAAGATGTAGACCTAATTGAAGCTGGCGACTCGATTGTACTAGAAAGTATTCCAGCACAAGATGCAACTATTGATGTGTTTACATTTTCTAGACATGAAATACAAGATATACAAATGGAAACAAAAACTACAGTATCTAGAAGTGTACTAACTGTTGGCGATAATGATTATTACGAAGCACATAGGCGTGGTAAAGGATTAATTAAATTAAGATCACCGGCGTTAGATACTGCATATGTTTGGGTAGTGCTAAATGGTATATTATTAACACCAAATCGTGATTACAAGCTAGTTAAATTAGATAGCTATATACAAATAACTAGACCATTAGTAGCAAACGATATAGTTCAAGTAATACATTTTGCAGCACCTAAATCAAATGAGAAGTTTGGATTTAGAATGTTTAAAGATATGTTAAATAGAACTCACTACAAACGATTAAATAAAGATAATGTTTATACATTGTTACAAGACTTAAATGTAACTGATAAAGAAATTGTATTAGCAGATGCATCAGATATTACTATTCCTGATGTTGCTAAAAACAATCCGGGTGTGCTTTTTGTAGAAGGCGAAAGAATTGAATATTTCCAAGTAGACGGTAATGTACTTTCGCAATTACGTAGAAGTACATTGGGTACTGGTGCTCGTACAATATACGAAGCAGGGACTGAGTGTATGGATCAAAGCGATAAAGAAACTATTCCTTATAAAGATCAAATGGTTTCAACTATCGCACTTGATGACGAGTCAACGCAAATATTACTAGACTGGATGCCAACTAATGGTGTAAACGAATTAGAAATATTTGTAGGTGGCAGAAGATTGCGTAAAAATGCAATTACAGCATATCAGTTCCAAGAAACTGATGCAGATGGCAACTTGGTAACTGGTCTAATTGATCAAAATAGTCCAGGTGGCGATATTGTTTTAGATGCAGAATTTACCCTTACTATAGACAACAATGTTGCTACAGTAAGCCTTGTAGATACACCAGAAGCAAATAGTAGAATATTAATAGTAAGAAAATTAGGAAAAACATGGCAAAGTCCAGGAGAGCAGTTGAGGTATTCGCAGAATCCAATAGCGCAATTCATCCGCGGAGCAACAACTGGCTTACCCGAATAAATACACTAGCAGGAAGATATAATGACAACAGATACATTTAATGATTTAAACGGAGTACTACTCCAAGGACATATTAAGATCCATGATCCTGAGAGTGGAGAAATTCTTATCGACAAGCGTAATGCTATACACTATGAAAATATGAGTATAGCACTTGCAGAGTCTTTAGGAAACGCAGGACAAGGACCAATATATAAAATGGCATTTGGTAATGGAGGTACATCAGTTGACCCAACTGGTATTATTACATACTTAACGCCAAACAGTACTGGTACAAACGCAAGTTTGTATAATCAAACATTTGCTAAAGTGGTAGACGACCAAGCAAGTAATAATACAGACCCAGTAAGAAATAAAATAGAAACACGACATGTAAGTGGTACAAACTACACAGACATACTTATAAGTTGTTTGTTAGATTACGGTGAACCAAGTGGCCAAGATGCATTTGATACCGCTACAAATACAGAAAATTTATATGTATTTGACGAGCTAGGATTAATTAGTTCTGGAGCAAGTGGCACTGATGGTAGATTACTAACACATGTTATTTTCCACCCTGTGCAAAAATCACTTAATAGACTTATACAAATTGATTATACTGTAAGGGTCCAAAGTTTAACTGGATTTAATGAGGCGTAACAATGGCATATACTATTAGATATTCAGATTTTGTAAACAAGGGTAGTATTGTTATTGAGGATAACACTATTAACCAAGAAACTTCGTTAAATATTCCAGGTAGAAATACTACTGCATACGGATCTAGTATTGCAGAAAACTTTTTGCACTTATTAGAAAATTTTGCTAACTCAGTACAACCAGTAAATCCTGTAGAAGGCCAACTATGGTATGACAATACTCCAGGAGTAGATCAGTTAAAACTATGGGACGGAACAACTTGGGTAGCAGCAGGCGGATTAAAGAAAGCTAATTTAGCACCAGATGCAGCAAATTCAGTTATTGGTGATCTTTGGGTAGATACAGATAATCAGCAATTATACTTATTTGCAGGTTCGGGTTGGGTATTAGTTGGACCAGAATTTGCAGAAGGATTAGAAACAGGTACTAGGCCTAGCACAATAACAGCAATTGATAATAACGATTATAATGTTATATTTGTTGAAGTAAAAGGAAAACCAGTTGCGGTTGTATCTGGAGAAGCATTTACACCAAAAGCAGCAATAGATGGTTTTATAGACGGAATACGTCCAGGCATTAATCTTTCATCGAGTAATATTGAAGGTGACGGCATACCACAATTTAACGGAATATCAGAAAAGTCATTAAACTTGTTTATTCCAGGACAACCTGTTATTACAGCAGCAAATGTGATGCGCAAAGATGCAGAAAATATCGCAAATGCACCGCTTAAAATTAAGAATGTAGCAGGGGTTAGTGTTGGTATTAGTAATGAACTAAAACTGCAAATAGACGGTACTGCGGGCGTCTTACAGCACGATATAAGCGGTTCTAACTTACAAATAAGAATGAATAATGCAGGTACAACAACTACTGTAATAACAGTTGATAGTACCGAAAAAGTAGGCATTAACAATCCTAGTCCACAAAAAGAATTAGATGTCGTTGGAACAATACAAACTGATACACAATTAAAAGTTACTAGTCTTACAGACAGCAGCGGTGTTAGTAGTGGAAGTATTGTTACTAGCGGTGGCGCTGGAATTGCTAAAAATTTATATGTAGGCGGCCATGCAGATATAGACGGTCCACTTATTGTTGGTAAAGCTAATCTTATTAATCCAGACACTGGATCAGTGAATCCGGTTTCGGCAGCTTTGTTACCAGACTCACATAATTTAAGATCAATCGGACAGCCTGATAAAGTGTTTAGTGCTATGTATGCTACTGAATTTGTAGGAAGTTTACGTGGAGATGTACAAGGTAACGTTTCAGGACGTTCAGGCTTAGCAAATAGACTTTCATCACCGACAGTATTCCAAGTAGCAGGTGATATTGCTGCTAATAATGTTGAATTTGACGGACAGCAAGGCACTGTAACATTTAATACTACTATTGATCCAGGCTTTATTGGTAATCAATCAGGTGTTGTTGGAACTCCGGGAGTTCCGGTTGCTTCTGAAGCAACTGATGAGTTTCTAGTTAATAAAAGTGGCAGTCTTTATAAAATGCCAAGAGACAGAATATTAGGCGGAATTAAAGCAATTGTACCAATTGGTACAATTATGCCATATGCTGGTATATTAGATGACCCTACAATTGATAGTCCGTTAGGAGATGGTTGGTTAATATGTGACGGATCAACTTACTTAAAGTCATCTTATCCAACTCTTTGGTCACGTGTGCAATATAGCTTTAAATCTAAAGCAGTTGTAGATGGATTACAGCCAAATAATCCGGATGAATTTTTTGCTGTACCAGATTTAAGAGGTAGATTTCCGTTGGGTAACGATAGTATGGGCAGAGCTGGCGCAGCTAATGTTACAACAGATAGTGCTGCTGACTTGCATGGCGGCTCGGCTGGTGTAGACAAAACTACTATTGAACTAAGACACTTGCCGGAACACGAACATGACTTAATAAATGATAGAAATGATCCTACTGGTTCTCAATTTTATGCAATAAGTCCAACAGCAGCAGTTGAGAATTTAAATAGAACACATACTATTGGCGTCGAAGATTTAACTGGTACTGGTACCGGTGCATTATATGAAGGATCCGGTGGCATACTAGCAGACGGCACATCAATTGGGCAACAAATTGATATTTTAAATCCATTCTTGACGCTTAACTATATAATCTACGCAGGAGAACAAGAGTAATGGCTTACAAACTTAATAAAACAGACGGAACACTGCTTACTGAATTAGTTGATGGCCAAATAGATACTACTTCTTGTGATTTAACACTTATAGGAAGAAACTATGTAGGCTTTGGCGAAGCGTTTAATGAAAATTTAATTAAACTGCTTGAAAACTTTTCATCTGCAGGAGCGCCAACTACACCAATTACAGGACAACTTTGGTATGATCGAAGTGAAGGTAGATTAAAAGTTTATGACGGTACAGGTTTTAAATCAAATGGTGCTATAGTTGCAAGTCAACGTCCAGACATGGTAGCTGGTGATATCTGGATTAACAACGGAAGTAATCAACTTTACTTTTATGACGGCACTGATTTAGTATTAGTTGGTCCAGTTTTTGAAAATAGTCAAGGATTATCAGGTTGGCAAGTAGATACAGTAACTGATAAATCAGCTGTTGACCATACTATTCTAAAAATGTATGTTGGCGAAGCCTTAGTTGCATTTATTAGTAATGAAACATATACTCCTACAATTGAAGAACAATCGTTATTACAAATAGTTGGCGAAGTTAAACAAGGTATTAATGTTGTTGATAGAAATAACTTCTTATTTTACGGTATATCAGAATCAACTGAAGCATTAGTTACAGACGAAATTGATCCAGATACAGGGTTAAGAGTTAAGAAAACAGCAGGACAATTTTTAAAGAACGACCAAAACGATAAAACAACTGGAACTTTGCAAATTAACAATAGTGGCGGATTAACGATTGGTAATTCCGGCGAATTTAGAATGACTATATCTGCTACTAGTACAATCTTACAAAATACACAATCAAACGATCAGTTTAGAGTTAGACTATTTGGTGATACAGACTATGATGCATTAGTAATTAATCCTCAAAATAAAAGTTTTGGAATTAATTTAGATACTGACGCACTGCCTGAAGCTACTCTTGATGTAAACGGCGATGCATTAATTAAAGGTAATCTTACTGTTTTAGGTAGTAATACAGTAATCGAATCAACTACACTATCAGTAGATGATTTCAACATTGAATTAGGTCATGCTGATACTATTATAACACTTAATTCAGCAATTGATCCTGCACAGGCATTATCAATAGCAGTTGGAACCGTAATTACTCAAGGTACGTCAAACGCAACAGGTACGTTTAAATCAATTTCAGAAGATAGATTAACAATTAAATTAGAACCTACTAATGGATCGTTTATAACGGGCGGATATGCGTTTACATTACCTGATACAACAGTACTAATCCAAAATGACGGCGTAACAGCAGTTAATGCTGTTAGTGTATCACAGCGTAACAATACTACAGCAGACGGTGCAGGAATTAGAGTAAAAGGTCTAGCCGACGGCGGGACAGGTAATGATAAAACAATTTTATGGATTAATGATCAGTCATACGGAACTAACTGGGAGTTTAATGATAACGTAAATCTTGTAGATGGTAAAGCATATAAGATTAATGATGTTACTATGATTCAAGAAAATAGTGGTCAAACATATCATGAATTAGGAACTGCAATTGAAACAGCGTTAGGCATTAGAGACGTTGGTATTATGGACAGACTTCGTGTGCATAATTCAATGTTAATAGATGAACTTAGTGGAAGTCCAAGCATTGTAACTAGCTCAGGACTTGTGCTTGATAGTTCTGGTACTATTACAGTTAAGAATGGTGGTTCTGATGTAAAAATTACAGGTGTTGCTACTACTGATTATACTACAGGTGCATTAAGTGATGCAGCAAATAAAAATTATGTAGATACACAAATGGAAAGTGCAACCGTAGCACTTGCACTAGATATAACAGACATGCCGCAACCAGGTTTTGGCTCAGTTGATGCACAGTTACTTGATATAATTAATTTTTTACATCCAGCAGTAGAAAAACGTGCAAACACATATGCAAGAGTACATACTACTAAGTTAAGAGGTGAAGTATCTAATATTAATGTTGAAGACACTATTGATTATACTGATATTGGCGTTGACTTTTCAGACCTAAATACAGTTGAACCTTACGGAGTAACACCAACAAGTGGTGGTTCACCGAATCAACAAGTAGTAACTAACATTGGTTTTACAGGGTCGTCAGATGGCGATGTAGTATTAAAAGCAGATGACGGTGCAACACCAACTGCAACGTCAACAAGGGTAAAAAGATTTTTTAAAGTAGTTGAAGTTTTGGGCGTAAATGAATGGCAAGTAACAGCTACAGGACCAAACGGAGAGTCTCCGTAAATAGAGAAACACGCAAATACGATAAATACTATTATCGTAATAGGGGATATTAACGAATATGGCATACACAATATTTAATACTAGAAATAACGAGCTTGCAATAGTCGAAGACGGTACAATTGATAATACTACCGATCTAAAGCTAATAGGTAAAAACTATGCTGGTTATGGCGAAATACAAAATGAAAATTTTGTTTATCTTTTAGAAAACTTTGCAGGAGCAAATCAACCACCAAGACCAATTACAGGTCAGTTATGGTTTGATACAGACGATGGCAAAGTAAAAGCATATGACGGCAATGATGAAAAAGTTTTTGTTCCCCTCGGAAACGTTCACATTGGAGCAAAACCAACAGGCGCAGCAATTACAGCAGCAAATGTTAGCAAAGGCGACTTATGGTGGGATGATGTAACTAGTCAACTCTATGCTCATACTGGCGCATCAACAGGCGATCCTTTTGTATTAGTTGGACCAAAAGGAGCACAAGATGTTAGAACTGATGTTATAGATGCTTTAGTATATGATAGTTTATTTGCAAATCAACCAGATCCTACTCCTTATCAACATAGAATACTTAAAGGATTTATGGATGATGTAGTAGTTTTTGTTGCAAGTAACGATGAATTTACATTAGATGATTCAAATGCAATTAGCGGATTTGATAGAATTAAAAAAGGTATTACATTAGTCAATACTGAAAATGCAAACGACGGTGTAACTTCGGGTAATTATAGTTTCCATGGTAGTGCTTCTAATGCACTAAGATTAAATGGTGTTTTAGGAACTGAGTTTGTACAACGTACTAATCCGGTTTTTGCTACAGAAGTTAATATAGAAGACAATGACGGTTTATTAATTGGACCAAATAACGAATTAATATTAAAAGTTGTCGGTAACGAAGCAATTGTTGAATCTACAATTACTAATGCTAAACTAAACTTCAAAGTTAAAGACACTGGCGGAAGTACAGTTACTCCGCTTACTCTTACACATAATGGTCCGATGCCAATTTCAGATAATAACTTTGATATTGGTAGTACTGGTTTAAGATGGAACGAAGTATTTGCTACCAAATTTAGAGGCATTGCAGACGAAGCTGATTCATTATTAAGTAACGGTACGTATAAAATTGCTGACAAAAATAACACTGTAAACACTATTGTAACACGAGATAGTGTAGGTGACATATTTGGTACTGCATTCCGCGGAACGCACTTATACAACAGCACAGACGCTACAGCAGCCCTTACAGCACGAGTTACTACAGCTGATGGTGTACAAGTAGCTGACAGTAGTACATACGTTAATGCTACAATTGCAAGCACAGCAAACAAACTTGCATTAAGAGATTCAAATGGCGAATTATTTGCTACACAATTTAATGGATTAGCAACACGATCTGCAACCTTACAAGTTCCTACAGGTGTACCTGATACTTATGAACACAGATTAGCTAGTATATCTAATTCAGCTAGTACTATTGTAGTTAGAGACGAAAATTCAAAAATTTATGCTACAGAATTTGTAGGCAGTTTAAATGGACAAGCAGCATCGGCAGCACAATGGACCACTGCAAGAACAATTACTGTAGACGGTGACGCCAGTGGTGTTGTGTCATTAGATGGATCTGAGAATGTAACTTTAACATTAAGTACAGTTGGAAATTCAATTGCATTAGGAACAGATACTACAGGCAGTTATGTAAAACATGTTAGTGTTTGGAATGAAGATCCATATTTAAATGTATATGTAAACACTACTTTAGATGGCACAGAAAGAGAAACTGCCGCCATACAATTAGGTATTGACGCCACTACTACTAATTCAGCAAATAACTTAGTTGCTAGAGACGCAAGCGGTGATATTTTTGTATCTGATATATCAGCATCACTTATTGGCGGTACAACTATTACTGCATCAACAAAATTTGTAGGACAAGTAAATGACGTAGGTACTGATAAAGACGGCTACTTTGATAATTTATACGCTGAAAATATTAGTTTTGGATCATCGGGATCAACATTACCTATAACAGCAGGCGGCACTGGTGCTACTACAGCATCAACTGCAAGAACTAACTTAGATGTTTATAGTACATCAGAAGTTGACACTGCTGTTACTAATGCAGTTGGCGGAGTTTCAACTAATTCTATTGTTAGTGGAGGCACAAGTGCTACAGTTACAGCGTCAGCAATGACAGTGGTACGAGATGGGTCAGCACATAGTACATTTACATCCGACGGTATTACTTTAAGCCAAGGCAATTTTATAGGCAATTTGACAGGTAATGCTGTAACTGCTAACTATGCTGACTTGGCAGAGAAATACACAGCACAAGAAGACTTAATACCTGGTACTGTTGTTTGTATTAGCAGTAGCGAAGAATACGAAGTTGAACCTAGTTCACAAGGACGTATTGCAGTAGGTGTTATATCAACTGATCCTGCATTATTAATGAACGATGGATTAGAAGGTGGCGTAGCAGTAGCACTTAAAGGTCGTGTACCAACTCGCATAATGGGTGCCGTTAAGAAAGGACAAGCAGTATACATTTTCGATAATGGAACTGCAAGTACCGCAATTAATGGCGGAAGCATGGTAGGTGTTGCGCTAGAATCTAACAGTTCAGAAGAAGAAAAATTAGTTGAATGTATACTTAAAGTATAAGGTAAATTAAAGAATAAAAAAGGAGCAATAACGCTCCTTTTTTTGTGACTAAATTTTATTTAAGTATTAGTGTAAGTCTGCCCAGGCTGAACCTGTGTATACTTGTAATTTTGTCTCTGTAGTATTAAACACAACCATACCAGCTGCCGGTGTTAGTGCATTTCGAACACCAGTTGTCATATTAGCAAATTGTGCCGGCACACCAAATGTTGCTTTTTCTATAGTAGCTTCAAAATGTTTATTATAATTTGCAAGATCTGCAACTGAAGCATCATCATCTGGATCACCAGTAAATGTTTCTACAGCAAATTTACCTTCAACTACGCCAGTAATAGTTTGAACACTTACTTTATCTATAAATGTAGATTGTCCTGCAAATGTTGCATCTTTATCAAACCCTACTCGATTGCTAAAGTTTATTTCACCGCCGCCTATATGAGCAATAGATTGTGTTTCTAATCTTGCACAATTAACAGTTCCTGTGTTATCTATTATAACAGTTTCACTTCCTGGAAACCCTGTTGTAGTTAAACGTATACTATTGTTTACTATAACGTCTGAACTAAAGTCCATTCTTGGAGTAACTGTAATTGGACTTGAATCATCTGAATCAATTAGTGTAGTAAACACATTACCTGTAAAAGTTCCTGAATGATCACCAGTAGCATTACCGGTTAAATTATTTGTTAGTGTGCCAGTAATATTAGCACCTGGAATAGATCCTGCAACTGCGTCTACTAGTAAAGTACTGTTGTCTGCAAATACAGATCCAGTTAAATCACCAGTTAAGTTACCTACTACATTACCAGTTAAGTTACCAGTAAAGCCTGTGTTTGCAACTATTGTTGTACCTGTTATTGCATATGGTGTATTTCCGCCAAGAACACCGTCTACAACACCTACTACTGCTCCAGTAAATGTAGCGTCTGTGCCGTCACTACCGTTCTGTAAAATTATAGTACCGTTTGTTGCAACAACGTCACCCTTTAAGTTACCAGTTAAGTCAAATGCAGGGCTTGCTGTATGTGTTACTTCGTTTGTTGAGTTATCGTACATTACTACGGTTGTACCAACTGCATCTCTAATTGGCTTAATTACTAAACTACCTGTTGGACCGTCTGTTACAGAATTACCTGATGCGTTAATTATAATTGAGTTTGCGGCTTGGTCTGACTGACCTGCATACTCTCCAATTGCTATTGCAGCTTGACCTTGATTAACTTGTCCTGCGGCTGATCCAATTGCTATTGCTGATGCGCCTTGGCTTGTTTTACCTGCGGTTTGACCAACTGCAACACTGCCGGCACCTTGATACAGATTACCTGCTTGATCACCAACTGCAACGGCCGCTGCACTTTGTTGGAGCCGACCTGTCTTATACCCTATTGCGATTGCATTACTGCCTTGTGTATCATTTCCAGCTTCTTCACCAAGTGCAATTTTTGATTCACTTGTTCTTAAACTTGCGGTATCTACTGCGCCAACAATCTTATTGCTAACTCCATCTACTAGTAATGTACTATCATCTCCAAACACACTACCTTCTACGTCACCGTCAAGTCTTACTGCGTGTATGTTATTCCATTTTAGTAAAGTTGTACCTAAGTCGTATGTAGCGTCTGCGTTCGGAGTTAATGAACTTGTTATTTTTGCTGCAAAGTCTACCGTGTCCGTGTTAACATCGTCACCAATGTTTACATTGCCAGTAGCATTAATAGTACCAGCAATATTAATATTACCTGTACCAATTATGTCTTTGCCATTAAGGTCTAAATTTTGTTGTAAGTCTAATGTTGAATTTATTGTGTCTGCGGTAATATATTCGCCTAATGTTGCTATAGCTGAACCAGCTAGTGGCATACCACCAGGCGTTGCTCCGTCACCTATAAATAATTTGTCGGTATCTGTTACATACACCAACTCGCCGTTTGCGAATACTACACCGCCACCTGCGGTACGTTCAGCATCTGTGCCACGTCTGATCTGTAATGCCATTCTAGTTAACTCCTGATAACATGTTTATTTGTTATTAGTATTTATCCATCTGAACTATCTTCTCAGCTTTAGAAATTTTCTTGTTCTTGTTGTAATGTCTTGTTTGACTCGTTTGGTATTGAGTCTAAAATCAACATTTTTGATGTGATCTTGATACTGATCAAACAAATCATCTAAAGATTTTTCTAAATCCTCAACTTTGTTCTTTTGGGTATTAATATCTATATCCCAAATCTTGCCGTCTTTAAATTCAACTCGTACTGATTCGAGGTATTCGAGAGGGACAACGTCTATGTCAACATCTTCGAATACCTCGGGCCAATGATTAATTACTTCTTGTGGAAGTTTCTTATTGGGCGGTTTTGGCACTGGCTTTGGACTTTTTCTTTGTGGGAACCAGTTCCTCTGCTTGTTCTCTTAATACCTTTGCTTCTTTAAATAGAGCATCAGCTTGTGAACGATATTGTGCTGCCAAATCTTCGTCAGTTAAGACACCGTCTGATGTGGGTGTATTTGAACTATAAGTGTCTAATGGGTTAATTGCTGGACCTGAATCTTTAGGTTGTACAGTTTTACCATCTCCGCCTTTTAATGCTAAGTCTGCAACTGTTACACCTTTTTGTTCAGCAATCATTTTGTTAAGTTCTGCTAAGTTAACAATGCTTTTACTGTCAGGAGTCATTTCAATTGTGTCAGTTTTTGCTTTAACCATCTTACCATACTTTTGCATTCCTACTAACATATTCATGCCGTCTGGTAATGTAGTACGAGACATTGCTTCTGCTAGTTCGTATGCATTTTGACCTGCGTTTGATTCTACTACTTTAATAGCAGAGTCGTGTTGTGCCGCATCAAGTGCTTGTGTTGGTATTACTAAGCATGAGTCAGGTTCTCCAGGAACCACTCTATATGCAACTAATACTTTTTTGCCTGTGTTGGCAACTCTTCCTACGTGTTTTAGAGCCATAATTACTCTCCTTTAGGTTCTTCCTGGGGTTCCTGTTGCGCTGCCACAGCACCTAAGAAAGATTCCAATTTGTTATATGTTGTACCTACAACAGCCATTTCGTTTGCTTTAAACGCTCCACGCGAGCTTGCAACATCAATAATCTGTTTAATTGCAGTCAAGTCTTGCACTGTTAGTTCAGCCGCCTGCGCCTCTGGTGCTTGCGATTGTGGTGCTTCTTGTTCTACGTTTTTTTGTTCATCAGCCATAAGTTTTCTCCTTGTGTATAATTAATTATATGTACTTTGTTATTTGTACTTTAAAAGTGGACAGGCTAACATGAAATAACTCATTTCTTTTGAGTCTTCAAAGCCCACTTTTATTAGTGTTTCTACTTTGTTAGAATTTGTTGAAATATCAATAGTAGTTCCTACAAAGTATCGACCTTTTAAATGCTTTAGTATCCATTTATTTAATGATTCTTCGATGTTATAGGTGTAAGGAATGGCTATGTATTCAAAGTACGGAACAATAGTATTCGACTTACGTGCATCAAATAAATTTAATACATTTGGCTCTTTTAGTTTATGCGGCAAGAGCTTCCTCATATCTTAGTGTGGTGCCAAATGGTGCCTGTATATTCTTATCATGATGTGAATGAATAAGAAAGATAGTATCACAGTAATCTTCTTCACCCCAACTATCCCACGCATAACCGTCTGTAAACATAATAAACTTTTTAGGAACAATATCGTTTTCCTTCATATACGTCCAGTTAGCCATAAAGTCAGTGCCACCACCGCCAACAATTTCATAGTCTTGTAATATTTCGCCATTGTCAGAAGTAAAATCTTGTTCGTTGTAAACTTTAGTATCGAAGCACCATACTTTTATATTATAGTCTTGATACTGATCCATAATACCTTGTACTTCACTTAAAAAGTCTGTTGCTTGTGAGTTACCAATTGAACCTGACATATCAATACCAACAGATATATCAATTGTCTCGTCAAAGTCTTGTCCTGGTAGTATAGCACCTGTATGCCAACCTTTACGATTTGGACGACTAAATGTAAAATCATTCTTAATAGTTGACTGTATTTGTTGCTGTAAAATCTCACGCCAGTTCATTTTAGGCTCTGTGAGTTCTTGGATCATTCGAGTAATTTCACCTGGTGTATTTCCAGCACCAGCGGCCTGTGCGGCAGTCATCATTCCTTCTTTAATTTCGTCTTTGATCTTAGCCATTTCTTCTTTGCTAAATTTAGGACGTTTTTTAGAAACATTATTACCGTTTACATCTTTTTCTTCTTCGCCTTGTTCGCCGTCGGTGTCGCTTCCATCATCTAAATGTTCGTCGAGCATTTCACCTTCACTAGCAAGTTGCTCTAAAAAATCTTCCATATTTTGTTTTGCTTTTTCAAACAATTTGTCATAGATCTCTTCTGACGTATCTGCATCATATTGAAAGTCTTGAAAGCAATCTACAATTTTAGGCTTTTCGCCAATACGGTCACGGACTAATAAGTTGTTTACTTTGTAGTCGGCAGCAATATTGTATAACATAGGATTACGATCATCTCTGCGTCCTAAGTGATCAAATACCATATGTAAAATTTCATGTGCAACAACAAATTCAATTTCTTTATTATT